GACAAGCTTTTAATAAACACGTCGAGCTTTGCCTGAAAGAAGGATATGATATAACCTCAAGAAATGATGAGGCAACAAAGTATATTAAGCGTAGGTTAAAAGAGATAGCAGAAGTTTCCGGGATCACCTTTGATATGGTTCTTAGGAGCGTGACCCAGAATATAGTAGCCTACTCCAATTCGTTCTTAGTAAAGGTAAGAGATTATGGAAGATCCAGTGGAATGCCTGTAAAAAGGATAGCCGGACCATCTTTACCGCCGGTTGCGGCATATTTCCCGATGGATCCCACTTCCATAAGAATTAAAAGAGATTTTCATGGAAAAGTGTTGAAATATTGGCAGAGAGTCCCGGGCAACCCAATTATGCCTCAGTTTATACCTGAGAACATAATTCATATTTATTATGATAAAAAAGAGGGATTTGCCTTCGGAACTCCGTATATAATCCCGGTTTTGGACGATATTAGGTCGTTAAGAAGGATGGAAGAGAACGTAGAGATGCTTGTGACCCAGCACCTGTTCCCGCTTTATCATTATATTGTTGGAACCGAGAATTCTCCGGCTGAAATATATGATGATGGTACCAGTGAAGTTGATATCATTAAAGAGCAAATAGAAAAGATGCCAACGGAGGGAAGCATAGTTACTCCCGAAAGGCATGAAATTAAAAACCTTGGCGCGGAAGGCAAGGCCCTGGACGCTGAAAACTATCTGAAGTATTTTGAAAAAAGAGTACTGGCAGGGTTAGGTATTTCCGATATAGCTCTTGGGCGAGGTGATACAGCTAACAGGGCAACGGCGTCAACGATAGACAAGATGATGACAGATAGATGTAAGGATTTCCAAGATGTTATAGAATCCTTCATTAATGAATATGTGTTTAAAGAGTTATTGTATGAGGGCGGATATATTATAGATGAGACTGAAGATGATTTTGTAAAGATAAAGTTCAGAGAAATCGACATAGATTTCATGCTCAAAGTTCAGAATCATGCAGTATTTAAATATGAGCATCATGCAATGACCGAGACGGAAATGAGGGAGGAAATCTCCAGAGATCCAGTGTCAGAGGAACAGAGAAAGCTAATGTACTTTGAGCTTGTTCAGAAGCCTAATGCTATTATAGCTGCGCGAGATGAACCCTTTACGGCGGCAGCAAAACAGGCTGTTAAAGCTGGTGGTTCTCCAGAGGCTGGCTCTCCCAAGTCTACGACAAATAGGGAGAAACCAACCAATCAGCATGGCACTAAACCAGCCAAGACATCTCAGAAGAAAGATGAATCTTCTTTATTGGCCCTTCTCGATCACCTGTGGTATCTGACGAAACTTGATATAATTGATATGGCCAATGATTCTGACGACTGGAAAAACATAGATTTAGACAAGATCAGGCCGATCGTTAAACTTACTTATGATGAAATTACAAGACAGACTGCCAATTTTGATATGGATAGGCAGAAGTTTGACAGTGAAATCAAAGATATCTTTAACGATATGGGAGACCTTGTCTGTAAGAATTTGAAGGACACAGACGTAAAGGGAGACATAGTATTTAAGATATCTGGAGTTTTTGAATCCCTAAGATTCAGATTTGAGACTTTAACCGAAAAGGTAATTAAATAGGAGGAAATCATGTTCGACATAAAAGACGGAGCCCCCATGGGACAGGCTGGAGCCGGGATTGGTCCATATGATCCTACAAAGGAAAAGAATCTTGGCCATAAATATTTCCAGGCAGTCCAAAAGGACTTAACAAAAAGATACGGAAAGAATGGGTCCAGAAAGAATCCTCCGTACAAAAAAGGAAATAAAGTAGCCACTTAATAGGAGGAGGATAAAATGGCAAACTGGAATGCCCTAACAGACCCACTCCCAAGGTGGGACCCAAAATCACAAGAACTAGCTTATAATAACTATACCGACAGGATGCGCATAGAGTTGCCGGAGGTTGGGGATCCGGCTGCGAGCGGAGTGGTGTCTTTAAACGTCAACACTCTCCCGCCCAGCGGTTTGCCTGTTTGTGTAGACAGATGGAACGGCGATAGTCTAATGGTGTGGTCTGCGTCAGGAACCACAGATCTTCCAGTTTACTTAACTTCCCCTATTCCAGTTGCTGTCGCTGTGGATATTGAGACTGACTCGATAAAGGTATTCTCTTCATCAGGAACAGCAGATGTTCCTACATATATACAGAATGAAATACGTGCGAATGTACATGGTAGGGTTAACGCTGACACGAGCTATACCGAAGATTCTATAATGGTGTATTCGGCTTCTGGAACCAGAGATATCCCGGTATACGTAACTTCGCCGATTTCAGTAATAGCGGATATAGGAGATGAGATAAAAGTATTATCTGCTTCTGGACATCAGGACTTGCCGGTTTATATCCAGAATCAGGTTACGGCGCAGGTAGTCGGTACGGTAGACGTGGCTGTTGGCGAAGCTACGGATTCGATCAGGGTTTACTCTGCATCTGGTACTTCAGATTTATCTACTTATATTCAAAATGAAGTGAAGGCCAACGTTACCGGAAGAGTCAACGCTGATACCAGTTATGCAGAAGACAGTATTTCAGTCTACTCTGCATCTGGAACAGCTAATGTCGGAGTTTATCTAACCGGAAGACTTGACGCAAACGTTGATTCGGTGAGCGTGGCAACTCATGGTACTTCTCTTGCGGTAATAAATGCTTCGGCTACAAGCCTTGCTATTAACGATAACGGTTCAACCATAAGTGTAGATGATGGTGGAGGCGCACTAACCGTTGACGGTACGGTCGGAACTAATGATATAGACCCAACAAATAAGACACTGCTGAAGAAAAGATATACTTATAATGATAGCGGCAATACTGCCACATTGAAAGTCGCTGGAACTGCCACGGCTTCAGGTGCTGCCTGTCTTTTGTATACCTATATCTACGATGCAAATAACAAGTTGGATTACTTGTTAGAGTCATTATCTACTTGGTAGGGAGAGAAAACATGTCAAAACACATAGAATTATATGACACTTTTCCCGTTAAGTTTAAGATAGATTCGTCAAAAAAGGATACTGTTTTAAAGGACGGGAAAGAACTTAAATCTGGTTATAGCTTAGTTTGCGAAATAGATGCAACGCATTCAGGAACCTTAATTAATAATAGGATTTATCCGCCGGATGGAATGAAAAAGGGTGTAAGAACCTGGACTCATCCCTATAAAAAACCTGTTTTGGTTAACCATGACGACACTAAAGATCCGATAGGAAGAGTGGTATCTGCGAAGTATTTGAAAACTAGTCGTGGTTTGGATCTGGGCGATTATAAACCTATTCTCAGGGAAAGCGATGGATATGGATATCTAAGGCTTACCATAAAGGTTACTGATAAAGAAGCTATAGAGAAAGTTCTTGATGGAAGATATGAAACAGTATCAGTAAGAATGTCTACTGACCATTGTTATTGTTCTATTTGTAATTCGGATTGGAGCGGCGAGGACGGACCTTGCGATCACGTACCTGGCCAGAAATATGAAGGTAAACTTGCCTTTATGACTACGGGAGATCTCTCCTATAGAGAGGTTTCTTTCGTAAACATCCCGGCAGACGAGTATGCTGGAGTTAAAGAAGCTATATTAACCGAACAAAAGGATTCTACGGAAGTACCCGTGTATGCTAATAATGAGGAAGAAAAAGTCCTCTCTGACCTTAGTACAGGTAATAACTTATATGTATTAGTGGATAAAGAGGTTGAGGAGAAAGACGATATAGTTGCATACCTGTTAGACAAGAACAATAAAGCGAAGAAAAACGACAAGGAGGAAGACGTGAAACTTACAGAATTGACCATGGACCAATTGAAGGACCTCGATATCGTTAAGGCCATGATTCAGGCCGCGATTGATAAAACAAAAGAAGAGTCTAAGAAGGAATGCGACAGTGCCAAAAAAGAGTGTGAAGACGCTAGCAAGAAGTGCAAAGAGTCGCTTGATGCTCTTCAAAAGGAATTAGAGGACGCCAAAAAGAAGAAAGAAGATGAAGGAACCGAGGAAGAGGATAAGAAAAAGAAAGAAGAGGAAGAGAAGGAAGAGGACGAAGACGCAAAGAAAAAGAAAGAGGAAAAAAAGGAAGAGGAAGAGGAGGAGGAAGAAGAAGAGGAAGAGGAAGATAAAAAGAAGAAATCTGGAAAGAAAGGCGCTCCAGTTCCGAATACTCTCCCTGAAAACAAGGGAAAGGGAAAGTCTGGTGGAGTAAAGCATGGCGCGGGAAATCTGGGCCCCACAGGCGAAGATCCGGGCGATTCTGCCGACCTCACAGAGAAAGTGAAAGAGTTGGAAGATGCAAACAAGAAAGTGTTGGACGAAAACGTGAAGATCAACGCTGAGCTTCACAAAATGGTAGCAGAGAGACTTTATGATCTGAAGAAAAACTTGCGTAAACCCGACGTTGTTGGTGTTTCGACCCCAGACGCCCGCGACAAAAAGGTTGAAGAGTTTGCTCAGAGAAGTATCGACTCTCTAAAAGATCAGATCAAAGATCTACTAATAGAGCAGGAAACCGCTCTAGCTACTGGACAAGAGGGACAGGGCGCAACGTCTCCGGCCGCTGCTCAGCCCGACATAACCAATGAAGTTATGGAGGACAAGAAGAAGGCCAAGGAGTCTAAGCAAGAAACGTTAACACGTCTATTTCCTAAGTCTAAGTAGTTAACAATTTCAAAAGGAGGAATACAAAATGGCTTCAGCGAGAATTCCTAGAGGTTATGAGCGTAATTCTAACCTAGTCAGGGAGTTCCTTGAAATTTCAGAAGGCGAACGGCCGGCTCTCGAGTTGAGACCCGCGCAGTATCTGCCGGTGAAATATCAGGATCGTTACCTGAATGACTGGGTTGTAGTTACAGCCGGTACTATCGTAGCAGTGGATGCCAGCGGTGATCTCGTTAATGCTAATGGTGGTGCGTCTCAGTTGCTTACTTATACTGCTGATGACGTTGGTCTTACCGTTAACTTTGACAGCAACGGTCATGATACATATGTTGCCGCAGCTGGTAACACAAGCAATAGAGTTCCTGGAAACAAGCCTATCGGCGTTGCGCCGTACGACTATTTCCAGAATATTAATGCCGGGTTTGATTCAGCTAGCCCGACGGCAATAACGAAATATACCAACTACCAGATTCAGGACAAAGTTGCTGTTCTTTGCGATTACCTCATCGAGGTTCCCGTAAAGACCGCTTGCGATGCTTCTGGTACTATCAGAGCTGGTGATCTCGTTCAGTCAGATGCGAACGGTGGATTCATTCTGTGGAGGAATGGTACCCACGACGTGACCCAGATCGTTGGTCGTTGTATTCAGAGAAAGACTGTAGCCGCAGTGGATAACCTGGATAAAGTCCAGACCGTTCCTGGTCTTGGCCTGTCTGGTTCAGACACCGCCGGTGTACCGCAGCATCTCTATAACTACAGCACTTCAAGTGCTTATAGCGAGAAAATGTTAATCCAACTCATGGTAGCATAGAGCTACGTAATGAGTCTATTTCTATCAAGGAGGAAAATCAGAAATGGCAGAAAACAAATTTGAGATTACGGATGAACTAGTTGGTGCCGTAGCTGCCAAGGTAGCCGATAAGATTGGGAAGAAAGAGGAAACCGGCCGCAAATATTTCTCTGATGCTAAGTTACAGGAGAAATATGAAAGAGCAGAAATGCTCTGGAGAAATAACGGTTTCGTGAGCCCTGAAGATCAGTATGATCCCATGAAAAAGGATCAGAAGATTGGGTTCAAAGAGTTATGCGATGCTCTCTCTACTCCCGACGCGTCCATCCTTATTGGAAAAGTTGTTTCCAATATAGTGAAGGAAGCTATCGAGCCCTTGCTGGTAGGTACCAGCCTGTTGCATACCATCAGATTTTCTGCCGGACAACAGATCACATTCCCAGCAGCAGGTGCATTTACAGCTGAGGATATCCCAGAGGGCGGAGAGTACCCGGAGCGGAAGCTCGAAGTAGCCGGTACCGTAACCGCATTCATTGGTAAGTCTGGTGTCAAGGTCAGAATCACAGATGAAATGCTCAGGTATTCTCAGTACGATGTTATGTCAATGCATATCAGAGCTGCAGGTAGAGCTCTAGCACGTCACAAAGAGACAAAGATCTTCAACATGATCAATAACGAGGGTGTTGTTACGTTCGATAATAACGTTGGTAACAAAAAGACCTCTGGTCGCGCTTCTGATGGTACCGGCAACGGATCCATCACTCTCGATGACCTGTTGGTTATGTATTCAAAGATCGTTGCAAACGGCTTTGTTCCGAATGCGCTTCTGATGAGCCCGCTTGGCTGGTTACTGTTCGCTCGTGACCCGATTCTGCGTGCTTTCGGTTTCGCAAACGGTGGCCCGATGTTTGGTCCGATGCAGGGTGCGCCTGGACTGGCGAAATCCTGGTATCAGGGCGGCATCAACGTCGGCCCTGTCGCAAGCGCTCCTTATGCTGCGACGACATATGCTAACGTTCCGAACATGTTCCCGTCTCCTTTGCGGATCATAGTTAGTCCGTTCCTTTCGTACACTGCGGCCTCGGGCTCAACCCCGGCCAAAACGAACATCATCATGGCTGATACCAATGAACTTGGTATTATAGTTATTGATGAGGATGTTACGAATGAGGAATGGGATGATCCGAACAGAGATATCCGTACCATTAAGTTCCGCGAGAGATATGGTCTGGGTATCCTGAACGAAGGCAAGGCGATCAGCGTGGCAAAGAACGTCAGCATTACGAAAGCCTACGATCTCGAAGATCTCCTCAGGTGGCAGGCTGGTACTGGTGCACTTCCGACTATCAACCAGGCTGGTGTGTAGTTGTCATGGTAGAGATTCGAATAGTATGGACCTCTGGTTGTGGTGGGTTACCACCTATCGATCAGA